TTATAAATCATTAGTAAACATTATAACAAAGTTATATAAAGATGAAAAAAAGTAATACTGAAGAATACAGAAATAATATAACTATTCATTTAACCAAGATGTGTTCTGATATAGAGCATATAAAAGAAAAGGTTAATGATAACAATAAACATTTATTAAGATTAAACGGTAGAGTTAGAGAGAACGAAAATCAAATTTCATGGATTAGAGGTGTGGGCAAAACAACTATAGTCATTATTGGAGTTTTTTTAACTTGGTTAGGTATTAAACAATGATACAAGGATTGATAGTCAAAAAAGTTATAGAGATTGTAGTAAAAAAACTACTAAAAGAATTTAAGTTAGATAAAGTAAAAAAGTATGTAGAAGAACCAAATGAATTGGATAGGCAAGTTAAATCATTGCAAAAGAACATCAGTAAATATGGTAAATACATAGAACAAGTAGAGAAAGACATTGCAATCCTTAAAAAGTTGTCGCACCCTAAAGCAGATTTTATCTGTACTGGATGTGGATGTAAAGCAAAACGAATAAAAAAGAAAACTAAAAAATAAGGAGATATTATGGGATTCTTAACATCAAATTGGGAATATGTATTATTAGCAGT